ATTTGCCGTTCATTGCTTCGTGCGAATCTCGAACAACGTCATCACCAGCCGTAAGCCAAACTTTTTCTAAGTCCAGCCCCGTCGATTCTGCTCCAATGATAGACCCGTAATTTGATGCGCCCACCAGTTCGGTTGATGCTATGCGCTCGGCACGATTAGCCCCGTAGGTCAAGCCGTTCAATGATTTTTCGTCCCATTTCTTGCGGATGTTGTCAGCCACTTCTTTGACAGACAATCCTTCCTGAACGCCTATGCGCATCTGTCGGCGAATATAATTTTCGGTGGCTTCGTTTATCAAAAAAACTTTTTCGGCTCCAATAGTTGCAATCAGATCGTCAGCGGCTTCAGCCCAATCGACAATTTCACCGGCTCCGTAGCCTTTCAGCGTCTTTTCAATGGCATTGAACGTGGCACCTGCAAAGACAGGAATAGCTTGATTCCAAACCTTTGCAAGTGCCTTGTTCATTTTTACCGCGTCGATGGCTTCGCTTACGCTATCGCCCGTAGCAACTGCATCGGCTGCGGCTGTCACCTGACGGGTTAACACCGCCAAGATTGTTTTCGTAGCATCGGGCTTCAACTTGGCCCTCATGCGCTCAATGGTCTGCGCGTGTTCGTTGCGCTCTTTTTTTGATGATGCCAGCGGCTTTAAAGCCTTTCTTTCGGGTGCGTGGTCGGCGTGGACGCTACCCTCTAAAAACCCACATATGGCGGGGCAAAGACTTCATCCAACGGCAGGTCATCCATCAGCCGCTCACGGATCACAGACGATTCGTGTTCATTCAGAGCATCAGGAGAGAAAGCCACATTGCGCCCGTGTGTCTTGATCTTCCTGCGCCATGCTACCACATCGGTTTTAACTTCGCGTGGCGTAGAGCGAACAGGAGACGGGTTTGCGGGGCGGTTCTCCAGTGCTTCTAGTTCGGCTTCTTCTTCGGGGCTGTATTGCCAGCCCATCATTTCCGTGAACTTCTTTCTGGTCACAAAGACGCGACCGGGAGAAAGGGCGGCTACCGCCTGCGCTTTTTGCAATTCGGCCGCTTGGAAAACTTCTAAGCGAGCAGGGTTTGCTTCAATTCTCAAACCCAAATCGGCAAAAACTTGGTTGTTCAAAACCCGTTGACACAACTTAGCGCGGGGAATGTTGGTCATGGTCTGAAAGTTGACCTGATCGGCTTGAGCGGTTGCGTAGTTTGAGGCGTTGGACATTACCAATGACAAGGGTATTCCAAACGCCGTAGTGATTGCTTCCCTTGCATCTTTTGACAATGCGTTTGATTGCAAATCGGCAAGAGAAGATCCAATTTCTTTGGTGTCTAAACCTTGCATTATTTCGGGAGCTGTACCCTTTGCACCAGACAAGAAACGAACAATCCACCGCCTCCACTTGTCCATCTGTTCCGTTGATGGCGGTCGAGCATCCTTATCGGCCACGAATACGTGTTGCCTGATCAAGCCATTGCGCAACTGGTCGCTGGAAAAGGATTCGAGATCGGAAATGATTTGCGCTGCTGTACGGGCAGAAAAACCCAAAGATGAACCCGGCCCTTGTTCAATATATGGATCGGGCGCAAAAAAATGGGCGATTAGTTCCTTTGGGATGAAATAGTCTTTTCCGTTTGCGGTGCGTTTGAAAAATTGGAATTGACCGTATTTGTCTGGCCCATATTTGCCCTTTTCCGTTACCACTTTTATGTTTTTTGGCGCAATATATGTCAGCCCTGTTACGGATGTAAATTTACCATCTGCTCTGGTTTCGCCTTCTTTCATTGCGAAAGCCGCACCAGTTAAAGCAAGAGAAGCCCCAACCCGATACAAAATATCGTCGGGGTGAAACCATTTCAATTCATCGGGGATCTCTTGACCGCTTGACCAAATCGGTTCTTCCGAGTTCGTGCGGTACACGTTCCAGGGCATAGATACCAGACTATTGGCTAACACATCCACGCATCGCTTGTACCAACCCTGCTGGGTATATGCTTGCTGAATACTCATATCAGCCTTACGGTCATTGTTGTCATAACCAAACACATCATTCAGGGTTGGGCTTTTCAGGCTTAACCCCTTTGTTGTACCGTCAAGCAAATATATATCAGGCTTATTAATGAGCATTTTTTTGATAGGTTTATTGGCCCCAAAGGCCGAAAGTATGATGTGCGCCTGCCAACTCGGTGTGGATGCCGTAGCGCATTGCATCCATTGCGTGATCCCGGTTTTTGACGGGCTTGTCGAGGAGTTCGCCTGTGCGGCGGTTCTCATCCCATCGGTATTCGCGCACCTCGTTCAGCAGGTGTTGGCTTGTGCGTGTGATTTCTAGATGGTATCGATTGACGGTATCAATGCCATCGTTGACGCTCTTATCTGCTGGGTGCGCGTTGAATCCTGCGCGGGAAAGTTCTTCGATTCGTGCGGGTTCTGCCGCATCGCAGTATATGCGGACGCTCTTGTCTTTGATGAGCGTTTCCATGCGCCGAATCAGATCGGTATTTGTCAGCCCTGATTCATACAGAATCTCATCCAGTCTCATCGCGGTGTCGGCGTTCTGGATGCCCACTAATGCGGTGGCGTTGTTAAATCCAAAGTCAAGGCCATAGAACGAAGGTTCACACGCCGTATCGGTGACGGTGTAATTAGGGTATACCAGACCGCGCAGGGCTTCGCCCCATTTGCCCTTCAAATATACCTCGCGGAGGTCTTTGGGTAGCGTCTTCAGTCGCTTGATATATTCATCACCTGCCCACGGATTATCTACGGCGGTGGTAAATTGGACGTATACATCCTCGGCGTGAGGGCTGTCGCTGTCGGTGCGTTCAGCCAACCAAGTGCGAATCCACTTCGCCAAAACAGTTGGGTTGAAGGTGAACGTGATCTGCTGCCACCCTTGACCACGCAGGCGCAGGTCGAGCAGTTGCGCGTCGAGCTTGCTGATCTCGGTGGCCTCTTCGACCCAAATGTCATCTATTTCGGCGATGGATTTGATCTTTTCCGCGTCATCCAGCCCCGCGTGGAGAATGGCCCCGCCTGACGGGAAGTCAAAACGCATCTCTGACTTGTGAACACGCACCATATGGGTGCGCTTCATTGCGCTGAGAATGTCAAGAAAGAGTTGAAAGGTAGAATGGCGAAGCGTTCGGGCGGTCTTCCGTACGACGAGAATCCTGCGCCCCTCACGGCCTGCCCGTTGGATGATGTTCTGAGCAACAAATACAGACTTGCCAGACCCCGCACCGCCACCGAGAACACGGTAATGGCAGGAGGTCTTTGAAGCGGGCAAATATGTTTTGTTGATCTCAATCACTTTCGTCCAAGTCCACTACATGGATGGTAATATCCCTTCATCAGAACCGTGACGCTTCTTCGACCACAAAAAAGGGAATTATGGCTCCATTGCTCGTAGGTGGTTGCATCCACCTTGCGACAGGTAAATAACGGTGTTTCCTCGTATCTATACCAGCCGCCGACTTGTATGTCTTCCCAGTTCAAGCCCTTCGGCGTGGGTGGGTCTTCATATCCCCACATTGGAGTTAATTTCATCTTAATCATCCCCTTCCGTCCACTTGAACGACAATGGGCTTTCGGCTACGCCTGCGACTTCCTGACGTTCGACATATCCACGATGCTTGCCCTGAGTTTTCAGATAGAAGATGATCGCTGTCGGGTTTTCCTTTTGAATCAACGATTGCAGTTTGCCCTCGGCAAAGTCCACCTGTTTGATTTTTTCTTTGTTTATGGCCTCAAAAATATCATCATCCCTGTCTTTCCAAGCGTATACGGTGGGTATACTGCACCCCACGCGCTCGGCAATTAAAGAAACGTACCCGCCGCTTCCTTGTACCGCTTTCATGAACTGCGCTTTTGTGTATTGTGAAGGCATCTTTTATACCGTTAAGAGTTTATTAAGCGCATGGATCGGATCTGCCCCGTTTTTTTTAAGTTTCAAAGCTCACCCATGCTGACTGAAAATGTTGCGCCTTCGTATTTTGACAATATACTTTTAACCTCAGACTGTGCAGATAAAAGGTCAGATTCACTTTCAAATGTGATTTTTAGTGTTGCAGGCTTATCTTTGTTTTCTGAGACAAGATCAGTCGGCATTTTAAGATCAACGTCGCTTACTTCGTCGAATAGTTCGTCGAGGAAATCATATCCACCTAAAAGATCGGCGGCTACCTGCTCCATGTCCCATTGGGCTTCATCGCCTGTGCGGTTGTCATAGTAGGCCAGTTTTTTCTTCTGCTCATCGGTGAGTCCAGAACGGCGAACGGCAATTATTTCATCACCAGAGGCTTCGATGATTTTCACGCGGTCAATGCCAATCTGCCCAGCTGCTTCAACCGTACCGTTCCCGGCAAGTATGACCCCGTTTTCGTCGATAACAATCGAACGGGCCGCGCCGACTTGTTGCAACGATTCCTGAATCATAGCCTCACCCTTTGCGGTGCGAACACGCGCATTATTTGGGTCAAACGTCAGGTCTGATATTTTACTGGTTTTGCTCATTGCATTAACTCGAAGTGTGGCAGGTCATCGAATCCATTGTTACGGGTATCACCGTCTTGATCCCAGTCGTTGCCCCAGCGCATTGCTACGCCCATTGAATGAGCGATGCCTATGATAATCCCAGCAACATAGGTCTGTTGTTGAAGTTCGTCCCAGTTTATTGGGTACGCCCAAAGATCAACAGCCTTTGATGGTGTCGTGTTGTGCTTTGATTGTCCCGGTCGCGCCTTGCTCTTGCCCAAATCAAACAACTGCTGTTGTCGCTCATGTGAGCGGTGGCCCTCATAGCATAGAAAATCTACTACCTTGATGGCTTCAGCAAGTACGTTTTGAAGATCAGGATGCAATTCGGACAACACGGCTTTGCTACGTGTCCCAAATTTCGGCATCAGTCGTTCGTTTCCGTCTTCGTCTCGCCGTTTTCAGGGAGGAAAATAGCAACGGCGGCGGCGATGGCTGTGACAACCTGCCAAATGATGTTTGATTCTTCGGCTTCAAGACCGAATAAACCGCCTAAAATAGCTACGCCCGCCCATGAGCTTGCTTCCTTCAATCTGTTCAGAATTGCTTTCATAACCCATATATGGTTTAAGTTCAAAGTGCGGAGCTTCTGCGCAGGTGCATTTGACGGAACGCGGGCGGGCGGCAGAATATCAACTTTTTCGATTGGCTCCATCTTTGAAGATAAGAAAGCAAAAGCAAAAAAGCATTTTCATCAATTACAGTTTCCAATCTGGGGAGGTAACTCGGTAGACGGTGCGCACATGAACGCCAAACTGCTTGGCAATCTCGGACACGCTTGCGCCCTTCCTGCGCCTTGCTCTGATTGCAAGGCAATCCACCATTCGCAAACTCTGCGGGGCTTGGTGCAGGCGTTCCAGTAAAGTGTACTTATCAAAAATAAAAGATTCCGATTCAAGCGAGATGCACAGATCACCGTCATCGGTAATGCTCAACTGGGCTGATCTCATGGCGCAACCTCGGCAATGTATCGCCGTTTGGGATGTACTATTCGCTCAATAGCAGACTTGTACAAAAAGGTGTAATCCGAATAACCTTCGTGATTGATGCGCTCGGATGCGTTTCGACAGGCGTGGAAGGCGTTGTCATGTCGACCATCTTTGCCGTAGACGCTGAATGCTATTTCGCTGAACGTGTTGTCGGTGTACTCACGCAGAAGCAGGATAAACACAAAACGGGCGCAGACTAGGTACTCCTGTCTGCCGGGCTTAAGAATAGCGTCAAAATCAACGCCCGATTCTTCCGAAACGATTTTGATAATGTGCCAAAAAATTTCCTCCTTCATGCGGGGCAATGCCTGATCCCCTTTCTTTTGAAATTGACGCATCCAATATATCACCGTTCTTGCTTGTCTGATCTTCTGAGCTGTATTCATTTTGAGTATTGATCGTGTTGTTCACAATAGTTTTTTGTTTGGTACGAATGGGTGGCTTTGCCGCCGCAGACGCAACAGGATCTTGACTTGGCCACCTTGTCAGTTTCGCCCCATTTCGGCCTTTCCTTTTTCTCGGTCTTTTGCCATTCACCCACATCGTCATCAAAGCGATCCTGATTGAACCACGTTGATGGGTGCGGACAAAATGACCCCTGCCCAACTGGTGAGCGAGCGAACAGGGCTACGCGGTTCTCCATCCATTCGACAGGATCTTCTACGCGGTCGGCGATGCGCTCAATGGCTTTCGTTATGGCTACGAGGGCGGCACGTTTACCAACCTTCTTTGGGTAGTGCTGATACAATGCTTCAATTTCAGATTTCGACACCTTTTTTCTTTTATTAGAAGCAGAAACAGAAACAGAAACAGAGTCAGATAGGGGGACATTTGTGGGACATGATTGGGACGAGTCATTTTCTTTGATTGATTCCCGGTACTTTTTCTTTCTTTCTCGCTCGTATGAGGTACTTTCGTCTTCTCTTTTTCTTCTGCGAGATACGAGGGACAATTGTGGTAATGTCCCAGACCTGTCCCATTGAATATCTGCCACACCGTACTTTTCCAACTCCGCAATGGCGCGTTCCATTTCGTCTTTTTCGACACCTGCCATCTTTGATAATTCGCGCACCGTACCCGTCATTTCATAGGCATTTAATTCGTGCATCGCGCACAAGGATTCTAGCCATACTCCACGCGCCTCGGCTGACAATAATTTCACCTTTGGGTTTTTGCGCCAATCGCCAACCCACCACTTCATCCAAGGGTTTGAATCTGCCATAATGCTGAACCAAAAAAAAGCCCGACCCCGAAGCAGTAAGGTTACTTGCGGGGCCGAGCGAAGAAAGTTGTTAACGCTATTCAGGGAAAGACCTTACCAGACCCAGCGCGTGAAGCCAATATACACCGCATCAACATAAGATGTAGGGAAAAAAGGGCGGTGGGATTTATGGGATTTATGGGATTTATGGGATTTATGGGATTTTGGGTATGACACGTATTGCGAATAAACGCAACAACTAATCCAGTACATTATTTCGCTATATGGCAGGAATTGGAATGTTTGTTGTTTTTGTTGATTGGTGTTGATTAAATCATTTCAATCGCAGGGCTGCAAAGGTCTAGTCTGTAACGTGTAATGGGTCGCGTTACACATTACAAGTTTGGCGTATGTCATATCGCATATGCCACATGACACACTGGCTTTTTTCGTATGAAGGGTGGTGATCTATATATTTGTGTTTATATTTGGTTATTAAATAGTTTCAATGTATTATACAAATGCAACCAAACAAAAGGGGTTAAACACGACGATGACGAAGACAGAACATAAAATTTTGAAATCAATAGTTGATACCGGACTAGCACACATATTCACGGGAGGGCTAGGAGCAGTAGAACGAGGTGGAACAAGAGACTGGAAAGCCGCCGCGCACTTGATCGATTTGGGATTGGTTCAAATCAAACAAGATTTTGTATATATCGTGACGCTTGAATTTCCTTCAAAGGGTGAAGTATATGTTGACGCGGCAAGATAAACTTTAAAACAACACGACCGCATCGCCTGTGGCCTCATCGGTCACGGGCTTTTCGGGTGTAACCAAATTGGAGAAATATGACCACCGTATTTATTGCCTTCATTTACACGCTCGCAATAGTGGGCCTCATGTTTATTGGCGGCACGATCACTTTCTTTGCGTGGTTCGCCATCAAAGATTCCATTTCAACAATCATCATCAAACGAAATAATGAGCAAGAAAATCAAAGATAAATCCAACGATAAGATGGTGGGTCTAATGATTCCGCTTTCTGATCTCGAGAAGATTGACGCGGCGGCGCAGGTTGAAGACCGCACCCGATCTGCGTTCTTCCGCGTGTCAGCCCTCGAACGTGCCACTAAAATCTTGGAGAACAAGAATGTACTATAACACCACCAGCGAAATTCTCGGCAAACTCGAATTGCACCGCGCATCTACCATTACGCAGTCGGATCGAATTTTGGCGTTGTTTCAAACGATTCCTGAACGATCCATTCACGCTTGGCAAATTCAGGCCTGTTTGGGGAGCAAAACACCAATCACTTCTGTTCGTCGAGCCATTTCAGACTTGGCAAAGGAGGGAAAATTGGTCTGCACCGGGTCGGTCTATGCTGGGCCATACCAACGCAAGACATACACATATAAATTTTTTGAGGTAGCGAAATGATGAAGTGCATACGCTGTAATAATCCCGTATCTGGAAATCCCTTTTTCTGCGACGAACATGACGCGGGAGGCAATATCGTTGCCGCAGTCAATGACCACCACACATCTCGGTTCAGCGTCCAAGAGGAATACATTCCACATCGCGGGCGCGTATCAGGGCGCGTACCAATGGAGACAATCAAAGCGGCCAAAACTATTATGCAAAAACGCAGGGGAGAAGGCCACGACGAAACCATCTCAAATGTATTGTCTGCGGCATTGTCTCAGTACGTCACCCGATACCGCCGCTACAATGAATAACTACCGCAAAACTCCTGAGGAGCAGGAGGCCACGCGCATTGATAATGAATGGTTTGACCAATTCTGTGAGCGCATCAACGAGATGATGGCCAATAACCCAGAGGCCGAAACGGTGCGCGAAGTGCCACGACCGAAGAAGTTTGTGGATGATACCGTATGGCCCTGCGCTCACAAGGGTTGCGATCATGAGTTGACGGGAGAAGAACGCTTTCCCGGTTGGCTATGCGACGAACACTATTGGAGGCCCGAAAATCGGCGTTTCCGTTGGAATAAAAATTAGGAGAAACAAGATGGCTAAAAAGGATTCAGGAATTGTCAACATACACGGCAAGCAATACAAGACGGTTGCCTTGCGTGTCACCGAGTTTCGGGAGCTGTGTAAGATCGACGCGGGCTGGGGCATTGAAACCCAGTTGCATCACTTCGATGAACGGAGCGTCATTATTCGCGCTATTATTACCGATGCGGATGGGCGCATCATTGGAACGGGACACGGCGAAGAGGTGCGTGGATCGTCCAACATCAATAAAACGTCAGCTCTTGAAAATGCTGAAACGTCTGCCATCGGCCGCGCCCTTGCCGCCTGTGGTTTTGCGGGTACGGAATACGCTTCAGCTGATGAGGTAGCCAATGCCATAAGCCAACAGAACGCGCCGCCGACAGGTGCGCCAACCGACAAGCAAAAAAAATACCTTTGGTCGCTCATCAAAAAGCAACCGAAGAACGAACAAAATGACCTAGTGGAGCGGGCGGTCAATGCCAACGCCGAACAGGTTTCTCAGATGATTGAGGGCTTGAAATGACCGAACACCAGGAACAGGTGATGTTTTTCAAGATGCTGGCGATCAAGGCCCGCAGAGATGCGCGATTGAACTGCGTGTTTGCTGTGCCGAACGCCGCGAAGCGAACGCCCCGGCAGGGGCGGTGGATGACGGAAGAAGGATTAAAAGCCGGAGTGCCGGATATTTTCGCCGCTATCCCTGTCGGGAAACATCACGGCCTGTTTTTGGAGATGAAGCGGGTGAAGCCGAAAGGCCGACTGACACCCAATCAGAAAGCATGGATCGAACGCCTGACGGCGGCGGGGTATTATTGCGCCGTAGCCTACGGATTTGACCACGCACATGAGATTTTAACCACCTATTTAGGAGAGACAAATGAATAAAGGAAAACATGAGTTAACGGAAAAAAGAGTTAGGATGATTGCTTGGCGTGTTGCCAAATCGTTCCCAGAGTGGTACGACACAAGGCCCGTCAGGGGTAAGTCACACGGTTTTCGCGTGGGTGTTAAGTATATGAAGAACGCAATTATTGCCGAGCTAAACGAAAAAGGAGAGACGAAATGAACACATATTTAGTCGCATTTGAATACTGGGACATTTTAGGCTTTCACGATGACACGTACAAAATCGTGGAGGCTGACAGTATAAAGGAAGCCATCGAAGCGGTGCGGAGTCTCTTGGAGCAGGAGCCAAAAAAGTTTCACGAATGGATAGCCAAGCGCATCTATGTTGAGAACCCAGATTGGAAACTTGACGTATGAAAAAAGGAACACGGGCGAAGCGATACGCCGCCTACAAACATACCGTTAAACTGCACACGCAGATTTCAAAGACAAATCTTGGCTCACGCCCTGCCGGGTATACGTGCAACCACATCATCCCCGTTTCACGGGGCTTCGCCCTTGATATTGACCCCGCCATCATCGGCTCGGAAATGAACCTGGAGTTTGTCCCTTATCAAGAGAACATTCAACAGGGGTCACGGATAACCGCCGAATCAATCCAAGTGATGCGGGCCGCTGGGCTGAATGATTTAGCCGATATTTACGAGGCCAAAATCCAATGACAGTAGGTTCATTATTTTCAGGAATCGGCGGTTTGGATCTCGGCTTTGAATGGGCGGGATTTGAAACCAAATGGTTTTGTGAAATCGAGGAATTTCCACGCAAGGTACTAAACAAGCATTGGCCTGATGTGCCAATAATAGAGGATATACGTAATGTCACAGGAAAATCTGTTCAACCCGTCGACGTACTCATCGGCGGCTTCCCTTGCCAAGACATCTCAAACGCAGGAGACATGGCAGGGATCACAGAAGGAAAGCGTTCAGGATTGTGGTCTGAGCAATTCAGAGTCATTCGCGTATTACGACCACGATACGCAGTCATTGAGAACGTGGCAAATCTCGTTGGCTTCGGGCTTGAACGAGTCCTTGCCGATCTTGCCTCGATTGGGAGAGATGCGTCATGGGCGGTTATACCGGCATCCGCAACAGGAGCAGATCACAAGAGAGATAGAGTATTTATCGTCAGTTACATTACCAACAATGTCAGCAACGGAATACAAGGGTGCGCCGAGAAAGCGTTTTCGTGGCTCCACGCACTTCAGGGGATCTCGGATGGTAGAGGGCTTGCGGAATGGCCTGAACGATCCGTGCAGAATATCCATCCATTTCGCAGAGGCGCAGATGGGATTTCCACAAGATTATACAATGATCGAATAAAAGGTCTTGGAAATACCGTTGTACCACAGGTTGCATACCTCGTTGCAAGAGCAGTCCGAGAACACGCAGAAGAACAAGGAGAATGGAAATGATTGATCTGAAATACATCAAGCAACTACGCCTTCAACATGGGTGGTCGCAGTATTATGTATCGCGGAAACTGGAAGTGCATAAAGACACTTTTTGCCGATACGAGAAGGGCAAACTCACGCCGAGCCTGCGCGTCCTGATGAAAATGTCATTGCTGTACGAGGTACGTATTGACAACCTGTTGATGTGGGATGAAGCATGAAATTACATTGGACAGAACAAAGCCTTGCTCCTGATGAGCCGCGCACGACAAACGAACAACGAAGTCTTGTTGCGGCTTTGAAGCGGTGGGTGATCTTAAAAATAAAAAAGCTAAATGATAAGCGATATTGACAAAAGACTACCGCATTTCTTGGCGGTAGTTGACAAACTCGAAGACAGGTTTGACATCTCTGCCCG